GTGACAACATTAGATATTGGTGGAACAAATGTAACCTCTACTGCTACAGAATTAAATCAACTTGATGGTGTAGTTGCAAAAACAGCAGGTAAAGAAACTATTTGGATTCCTGCAAATGCTATGACGGCAACTGCTTCAAACGGTTGTTCTATATTACAGACAGTAGAAACAACTTCTGGCAGACCCGATATGAATGTTTTAGATTTTGATAAAGATAGTGATGAGTTTGCACAATTTGCCGTTGCCTTTCCCAAATCATGGAATGCAGGCACAGTCACTTTTCAATTCTTCTGGTCAGGTATTGCTGCAACAACAACTGTCACATTGACTTTAGCAGGAGTTGCTTTTGCAGATAACGATTCTATTGACACTACTTACGGTACAGCAGTCGCTGTTGCTGACGCCGCTCAAGGTGCTGTTGAAGAAATGTTAGTTTCTGCTGAAAGTGGTGCGGTTACAATCGCAGGTTCTCCAGGCGCAAACGAGCTTTCTTATTTTAGAATTGGTAGAGATGTATCTGAAGATAATATGGCAGGTGATTGTAGATTACATGGTATTAAATTACACTTTACTACTAATGCTGCTAATGATGCTTAATAGAAAAATTTATGAGAGATATAAAAAACAATCTTGTTTCAAATAAAAACACAAATAAAAAAAACAATAGACGAACTAAATCTTTTGGTTATCAAGTCTTAGGATTTGGCGGAGGTCAAAGACAACCTTGCGCTCCTTATATAATTGCAACAGGAGGAAGTGTTGCAACCAATGGAGATTTTAAAGTTCACACATTTACAAGCCCTGGAACTTTTACAGTTTGTGGTGCTGGTCAACCTGGATCTTGTGGTTCAACAACATTAGATTATTTAGTAGTAGCTGGTGGAGCTAGTGGTGCAGCTGCTGGAGGAATGGCTGGTGGAGGAGGCGGTGCTGGAGGTTTTAGAACTTCTTATTGTGCTCCTGCAACACCCATAACAGTTGCAAGACAAGCTTATCCAATTACAGTCGGTGCTGGTGGAGCAGCAAATACAATTTTTCAGTATTATAGTGTTGGAAATGCAGGTTCGGCTTCAGTAGCTTTTTGTATAACAGCTGCTGGTGGCGGTGGCGGTGGTGCAGCAGTACGTGCTGGTGTTTCTACACCGTGCATAGGAGGTAATGGAGGTTCAGGTGGTGGCGGTGGTGGTATTGGTTATCCACAACCCGGTATAGGATGTGGATGTGGTGGTGCTGGTAATACTCCTTCTGTCAGTCCTTCGCAAGGTAATAATGGAGGAGATGGTTCTGATAGAGCTTGTACAGCCGCTCCTCATTCTTCTGGAGGTGGTGGTGGTGCTGGAGCAGTTGGAGTTGATGGCGCTCCACGGGCAGCCGGAGATGGTGGAGCTGGTAGATCAAATTCAATAACAGGATCGGCTGTAACAAGAGCAGGCGGCGGCGGTGGTACTGGAGGTAAAACATATCAACCCCCATTAACAGTAACTAGAGGTGATGGAGGATCTGGAGGCGGAGGTAATGGAGGTCACGCTTGTGACAGCGGTGACAATGGATCTGCTGGAGGTACAAATACTGGTAGTGGAGGTGGAGGTACTCCTGGAGGTTGTAATATAAATGCTTATGGTGGCGGTTCTGGAATAGTAATTATAAGGTACAAATTTCAATAATGGCACATTTTGCAAAAATATCAGAAACTAATGAGGTTCTTCAAGTATTAACTTTAGCTGATTCCGATATGTTATATTATGAAATATCTCCTGATAAATCAGAAGGACGTCCTGATGAATTAACAGGACAACAATATTTACAAATGCACAACAATTGGCCAGCTGAATTGTGGATTCAAACATCTTACAATACAATAAACAATACTCATAGATCCGGTGATAACTCTAAAGCATTTAGAGGCAATTATGCCGCTATTGGTTTCTTTTGGGATTCAACTAATCAAATTTTTTGGCCTAATAAACAGTTTGCCTCTTGGGTAAAAGATTTAACATCAGCTTGTTGGAAAGCTCCTTTAGAAAAACCTAGTTTAACTGACGAACAAATTGAAACTAATAATTCAGGACTTAGATATCTTTACCAGTGGGATGAAACAGCTTATCAAAATGATAATTCAACTGGTTGGGTTTTAGAAGATAGGTTAGCATAACTATTGACAATTGGCTATTGACAATTAGACTAAACTATGATACTATTAATACTATTATATTAAATTAAATTATGAAAAAAAAAATATTAACAGAACAAGCTATTTATCATGGAGATATTTCAATGCCAAAAGGTTTTGAAATAGATCAAAAAGAACTATCGCATTATATTTTGCACTCTAATTTAACAGGTGAAGAACTTCAATATTCAAAAACTTGGGATATGCTAAATACTTACATTAAAGATCATGTAAGATTAAATTATGGTTTTGATTTAATCAATAAAAATAAATGGGGTAATATCTATAAACCTCAAGAAATTACAGTTCCCTTATTAAATATCAATCCAGTAGATTTATTAAATTCTCCAGACTATACATTACTGTATGGAGTTAATGTTGAAAATTGTAGTGTTCGAATACATTATGATGACAACAGGCGTAAGGGTAGAAGTTGGGATATAGAATTAAAAAACAATAAATTTATTATGTTTCCATCTACTAATATGTATTACATAACAAACAATCAAAAAACCTCTTTAAATTTTGTTAAAACAATAACTTATGAATTTATTTAATAACTATTGGTATTTTAAATCAGCTATACCTTCAAAAATTTGTGATGACATTATTAAATATGGTCTCTCTCAAAAAGAAACTATGGGTAAAGTAGGTGGTTTTGAAAATGAAAATCCTACCATAGAACAAATTAAAAATGCAAAAAGAAAAAGAAATTCTGATGTAGCTTGGTTAGCTGATCCTTGGATTTATAGAGAGATACACCCCTATGTACATAAAGCAAATAAAAATGCTGGTTGGAATTTTCAATGGGATTTTAGTGAGCCTTGTCAATTTACTAAATACAAATTAAATCAATATTATGATTGGCATTGTGACAGTCAAACTGAAATTTATAGTGACCATAAAGATACCGATAGATACGGTAAGATTAGAAAACTGTCTATGACTTGTCAATTAACAGATGGTTCAGAATACGAGGGAGGAGAACTAGAATTTGATTTTAAAGATTACGCACCTCATATGAGAGATGAAGATAAACATTTAATAAAAGTTAAAGAAATATTACCTAAAGGCTCTATCGTAGTATTTCCTAGTCATGCGTGGCATAGAGTTAAACCCGTAACTAAAGGAGTAAGGTATTCACTAGTTGCTTGGCACCTTGGATACCCATTTAAATAATATGAATATAAGTGAATTTTTTAAAACACAAATTTGGTCTGAACAAAAACCAGAGTTTGTAAAATCTTTAACTAAAGCAAGTGAAAAATATATTAAAGCTGCTAAAGAAACTCCAGAAGCTAAATCACATATAAAAAAATTTGGAGATTTTGGAAGATCCTATCACTCATCACCTTTAACTGAAGATAATAATTTTTTAGATTTTAGAAATTATGTGGGTCAAAAATCTTGGGAATTTTTAGATCATCAAGGTTATGATATGGAAAAATATCAAACCATGTTTAGTGAATTATGGGTACAAGAGTTTGCTAAAAAAGGTGGTGGTCATCATTCAGCTCATATTCATTGGAATCAGCACGTATCAGGTTTTTATTTTTTGAAAGCAAGTGACAAAACTTCTTTTCCAATATTTCACGAACCAAGAACTGGTGCAAGAGCTACAAAATTAAAAATGAAAAATCCTAACAGTTTAGATAATGGAATTGAATTAGTTCATTTTAATCCTAAACCTGGAACTTTAATAATATTTCCAGGTTATTTAGAACATGAATTTACAATAGATTACGGTAAAGCACCCTTTAGATTTATTCATTGGAACATTCAATCAATCCCAGTAGATATGGCTAAAGATGTCATTTAAAAAAAATAAATATACAGTTATTAAACAAGCTATATCAAAAGATTTAGTTTTTTTCTTGTACAATTATTTTCATATGAAAAAACAAGTGTTAGATACTTGTCGTAGTGCTCGTTATATTTCACCCTATGAAACATTATTAGGTGTTTATGAATTAGCTGACGGTCAGATCCCACATACTTATTCAAACTATTCTGATATAGCAATGGAAACTTTAATGTTAAAATGTCAACCAGAAATGGAAAAGGCAACAGGACTTGAACTATATCCAGCTTATACCTACGCAAGAATTTATAAAAAAGGTGATGAATTAAAAAGACACAAAGATAGATTTAGTTGTGAAGTATCTACAACTATGAATCTTGGTGGAGATGATTGGTCAATATATTTAGAGCCCTCTGGTAAAACTGGCAAAAAAGGAATTAAAATAGATTTAAAACCAGGAGATATGTTAGTCTATTCGGGCTGTGAATTAGAGCATTGGCGAGAAAAGTTTAAAGGCAAAGACTGTGCTCAAGTATTTCTTCATTATAATAATAAAAAAACTCTAGGATCTAAAAACAATATGTTTGATAAACGGCCGCATTTGGGACTACCTGCTTTTTTTAAACGATAACATTATCAGAAGTTAATTTATAATGAAGATTAAAAGAAATGCCGTATTTACTTTCATTTGTTGAATTTCGATTTGCTCCATGTTTTAAGAAACTAGAAAAAATAACAAATTTTCCTTTAGAAGGTTTTACTGTTTTATTTATTTCAGGAAACTCTAATATTTGTGGATGACTATGTAAATACAAAACACCAGATAAATACGCAGGCGTATGATTATGTAGTACGGTTCTATTACCAAATGTTTCTTTTATACCCCAGGCTTCCTCTAATATGTAACTAGGGACTTTAGTAGGTAGTAAATCTATTTTATCAAGAATAGGAAGTAGAAACTTTATAAATTCTTTATCTTGAACCAAATAATGCCAAGGGGTCATGTAACCTTGAACACTAGTTTTAAAACTTTTATTATCCTTACTAGAGATACCTTGTTCAATTTTCTTTATAAAATAATTAGAATCAATATTTGATTTACCTGTTATAAAAGTATAATCTATTGGTATTTGTGAATTTATTTCTGTATCAATTTTCATATTTCTAAACTCTTTGTTTAATGTATTTATAGTATAGTATTATATCACATAATCTATGATAGGTCAAGCACTATTACCTGCATAAAATAAGAAAAATAAATAGTATATTAAAAACTTATAAATATAAGAAAGATTTAATATATAGGAATTTGACTAATGGCAACAATACAAAACATCACTATTGACCAGGATGCTGATT